AAAGATTTTTATTTTCAATTTCATAGATATAAAGAATATTATCAGAATAATATCCACAGCATTCATCATCAAAACCTAATTCCTTTAAGGCTAATGCTTGCTCGTATGTTACAAATTCTTTTTCCATTTTATTGGTTAGATTTGGACCAGCCTAGATGACTGGTCCTTGTTTACAAATATACTTAATTTTTTATTCTTCTAGCTCTGTGGTAGAAGATACCTTCCAGGTAGGGGAAGTCTTGCTCAAACTTATAGGCATAGTCTGCCGTATAGTTATTGTTCACCTTGTAGCGATCTGTCCTTTCGATCAGAGACTCCCATCTGATCCTTTCGAAGACTTGCTTGGCTCCGATCTTTTTGTGACCATTATTGATCAGCAAAAAGGCGAAGCGTTTGAACTCTTCGTAGATCCTTGGATTTTTTTCGTGGTATTGCTGGAATGTTAGCATCGCTTTTATATTTAGATGAATAATAAAGTTTACGATAATCTTTCTGGAGCTGGTTAGCTATGTGATCCATCCAGTCGTTGAAACTAGGCTTACTTGTATTCATCGTAGATCGATTTAATTTCTGCTAAAACTTCTGGATAATTAACCTTTCCGTAAACGGTCTGCTGAACTATTGCAGTGGTCCATTCTCTAGCGCTAAAAGGCTTGATCCCTTTAGCATTTAATCGCTCAGCACATTGCTGGTAAACATTCATTTTCTTAATTCTGGTCATCTTCATTTTCTTTTAATTTCATGTATGGACGCGTTCCGATCACTTTATATCCTGACCATAATTGCCAGTCCACATACTTTACATATTCTTCGCTAGATGCGAACCGCTCTATCACGGTGTAGTAGTTACCAGAAGGCGATTTTAAATCGACCTTAAGGACCTGAGGATAAGTCTCTGCTACCATGGTAAGTCATCCTCCTCTACGATCTGAACTTCTGGCTCTGGTGCTGGAGCTGGTGCGCTCTTTTGTAGTGCCTGGTATTCCTGAGATGAAGCGATTTTTTCCTTGATAAAATCAGGGAAGGAATCAAAAGCTACCTGGTCAAAGTTGTTCACAGAGAAAACGATCTGAGGATTTATCAAGGCAGGAACTTCCATGTTCTTCATTACCCCACCGATTGAAGCGATCTCAGCGTAAGTCTTACCACTTACCTTTGACGTCTTGTGGATGATCGATAAGGTGCAAGCCTTGCCAGCTAGGACCGCAATATCAAACGACTTACACTCTTCTTCTGTTAGTGCCTTGCCTCTCCAGGAATTTAAGAAAGCCCGAAGGTTTGATTTCTCACCTAGTGACAAGGTGAATTCTTTTGATATCACTTGAGGTTGCTCTCCGTTCTCCTCCTTGAATACTTTTAGCTCCGTTGGAAGCTCGAATGTAAGGCGTACCTTATTGACGAACTTCTCTTCACCCATGTAGGATTCCTTTACGGTTCCCATGTGGATCATTGAATAGCATCGAGCTACATAAGTCCCAGCAGGGATCGGTTCATAGTTAGATCCACCTGCTGAAGTTGCGATAATTTTTGTTTGGTTTGACATGATAATAAAATTAAAGGTTTGAAATTATTGTGATTACTGATAGGATGCCGATGACGATCAGCGTGATGATAGTGGCTTGAGCTAACTCAGAACCAGTGACTTGTTTTAGGTGCTCTCTCATTGTATTTTTATTTAGTTAGTTTTTCAATTCTCTTGATAGCTCTCTCGAACTTATCATTATCATAGTAGATCTTCCAGTAGCTTTTGCCTTCGTAGCCTAGGTGAGTTATTCTCCTAGAGCTGATATGTCCGACTGCCTCCTGAGGCATTGCTGATCGATAGATATCGTAATGAATTATTTCATTGTCAGTCTCTACTTTAACGTAAACAATTCTGTAACGTGACACTTTCTCTCCATTAGATTTTACATGCCAAGAGAACTGATCAATTTCATAAGATTTTTCAATTAAGTTTTCCATGATTTAGATGATTTTGTGTGGGCTTCGTTGCCGATCACATGTCAAAGGTAACACCTTTTTTGATAATAAAAAATTTTTTTAAACTTTTTTTTAAATTATTTTTCACACAACAAAAAAGCCCAAGGACAAAATCCTGGGGCTTTCTAAGTGTCATCTAAACCTATAAAACTATGAAAAACAAAATACTATGCAAATCTAAACAATTTTTCCATCTTTTATCATGATATTGGAAACTTTTGATTTACCGTGATTAATTTCTACCAGTGCGAAGCCATGATTATGCTGGGCAAAAGGGTAGTATTTCGGTGATAAGTGAGTCAAGCATCCAGTCGAATAGCTATGAATGTACCTTTTAAATCCATCCTTCTTTGTTGTGCTTGTGGTCCTATGAACGTGACCGATTAATGTATTACAAAAGGTTTTGTTGAATGTAGTCTGGGAAGGATTCATTCCTCCAGCCAAGAGCTCATGTCCGTGAGCAACCAATAGATCACCCATTTCCATCCCTTGCCAGTCTTCTATCCACTCAATTTTCAAATGATCCATACGGAAGAACTTATCGAACTGCAATTCATGCAATCCTGCGAACTCCTCCGCCTGGCTAAATAGGTAGCGCTGGAATCTATTCTCATGATTTCCAGCCTTGAAGTATATCGGTATCAGTGGAAAGATATCTCGAAGCTTCTGGAGAAAGTTTCTGCACATCTCGATCTCGCGCGGAAAGTCTCTGAGATCCTTTTCTTTTTCGTGACGTGAAATACTATAAAAGTCAAAGGTATCTCCGTTTAAATAAAGGCAGTCGATCTCCTGGTCCTTAAGGTATTTAATCGCGCATGTAAGCGCTTCTAATGAATGAAAAGGAACGTGGATATCAGATAGGATCCCGATCTTTTTTAAGTGATCTGGAAGACGCGCACTGGTGTATTCCTTTCCGATCCCTGGCTCTATTCCAAAATTGTCTAATTCGTCCAGGTTAAATGACTCAATCTTCGCGCTTGGTCTGGTTTGTTTCCAGTGCTCTGATCTTTTTTTGACTGAGATATCAAACCTGGTTAATGCCTTGTGGAAATTAATGATATCTTTGTATCCATAATTCTCCCAGTTTTCACGCTCAAAGTCTGCGCGTGTCATGTTTGTAGAATAGAAGTGATTCTTGATCGCTTCAGCTCTATCTTTTTCGTTGCTCATATTCTTCCATTAATTGATCGACTAGAAATTCGACGTTATTTAATAGCTTCATTCGAAGAACAAAGCCAGCATCGTCGATATGCTCAATAGCTTCCATGACTTCGAGCATTTTATCAAGCGTTTCCGTCGTTGGGTTTCTAGGATTTTCGATAGGATCTATATCTATTTTATACACGAAGACCGAATTTAACGTACAAGTAAGCGACAAGCATCAAAGCCTCCGCAAATAGTAGCATTACCACCCAGGTAGGCACCTGGTATTTGATCACTTCCTTGTCACGATATTCAATCCATTTCACCTGGGAGTTTCTGTAATTATTTTCGATCTCATTGCGAATCGAGTCGATATCGATCGTTGCTTTGATCTGGCCCTTATCGGACTTGATCGTCACGGATCCATTAGGTAGGACCAGGCGTGAATAAAAAGAAGATAGGATCCCAGAAGAATCGCATGGATTTGTGATCAGTAAAGTGTCATGCACTGCTCTGAACTTCTCGACGATTTTCTCGCTTTTGATTGTATCGATTCTAAGCGTCTCTTTGTACTCAGTTAATGTCTTTGTCTGTTTACAAGAAAAGAATCCAACACAAGCCAAAAGAATAAGGAATTTTCGCATGTTTATGAGAAGTAAAGGTCAGCTTCCGCTTGACGTCGTTTAGTTAATCCAGCAAGCACCTTTCCACCTCCCTTATTCCACTTCAAAAACTCAGCCTTGATAGTAGGATCATACGGATTTGCATTGACTTTTTTAAGAAGTGTGGAAGATTTTAAGTTATTTACCCCGCAATTGTAGGCAAAAGAGACCAGGGAATCGAACTGATTTTGATTTATATCGTCGCGACAGAAAGAATCTACCGCTTTTTCGTAGGATCCTAGAAGGTGTTTAAGTAATGCTTCAGCGACGATCTGAGTGATCGATGGATCCGTTGGTTTTACTTTGGCTCCAGAAGGATAATAGGTATTGCCGTAGCCGATAGTCCAAATCGAGGCTGGGCAAAGGTATGGCTTAAGTTTTAAGCCCTCAAATCTTTTTATTAGATCGAGTCCTTTTTGGCTGGCTTTGGTTACTTTCATCAATTATGCCTAGTTTGGTTTTCAGGTTTGAATTCTCAGATTTTAATGAGTGGACCTCAGCCGTCAAGATGTCGATCTTATCGCTTAGCTCCTTCACTTTGTCAGACATTTCTTGAGCCATCTGTCTCCAGATTTCGATGGCCTTAGTGGTTTGATCGAGCTCTGTGGTTGTGATCTCCGCTTGCTCTTTTCTTCTACCTACTAGCCATCCGATCAGTGCGGCGATCGCCCCCGTTACAGATTGCCCAAGAATGTCTTCCAAATTCATTTATTAATCTTTCTTTAATACCTGCAATAATTGAGCTTTTGCAAGGATCGTGAAACCTTCAGAATCCTTGATAAAATTTTTAATCGTTTCCTGATCGCTTGAGTCCAGGTCAAGGATCTCTCCTTTGTTTAAGTTTACCGCCCAGTCCCAGAACTTAAGAGCATCGCCCTTAGATCCCTGAGCTAAAGCGTTAGCTAATAACTTCCCTGCATTCGCGCCATCAATGGCCTGACCGTCTAATCCGACAAGGTCAAAATTAAAATCTAATTTCATCGTTTGGTTTGTTTAAATTAATTCTGATAATATATAGCAAAAGTGCTAAATGTTTTTAGGATTGCTCCACGGCAAAGGATAAGCCACTACTGGCGGATTCAAAAAGTTCTGAATCTGACTATCCAAATTCGCCTCGATTGCCTCGCAATCTAGTGAATCTTCTAGCCAGCCTTCTACCATTTCTTTCGTAACCTCATCGTAAGGAGTGAAGCTCGCTTCGTGTGGAGCTGGAACGCTTAAAGCTCCGTAAGTGTCTACTATTCCAGTCTCTTTAATTTTATTTAAAGGATTTGGAATATATTCAAATACTTTCTGCGCTCTCCAATGAATTACGCTAATTACTTTTTCCATTCCATCAAGTGAAGGGATAGAGTCTAGCTGTGAAATAATGAATGAAAATGCCATATTATTTTTTGTTATTTTCTATTAAAAAAGTTGTTAAAAACATTAAACCAAATAAGCTAGTTAGAATCCATCTATATAAGTCTATTTGCTCATTATGTTTTATTGTCAAAGCAGTATAAGCTCCTAAATTAAAACAAGCTATCAAAGCCAAAAATAAACTGGGATACTTTTTAAAGTTTGCCATATTATTTGTTTTCTAAAGTTTTAATCTTAGCCTCTAAAGCCTCAATTTTAGTCATTGCCTCTTTAAGTACTCCTATTGAAGCGTGATAAAGGTCAGCCGTATAAATTGATTTTAAAGGAGTTTCATAACTGTTTTCTTTTTCCCATCCATCTACATCCACAAATTCAGGAGCTACGGATTCTACTTGTTGAGCAATTATACCTATATTAAAATCGTCGTGCGTTTGGTCTTTGTATTTAAATTTAAAAATCCTTCGTAACTTGTATTAAATAATTCTCCTCCAAGCAGTCCAAGATGTATTAAATGCTCTTACATATGTGTTAGCATTTTGAAAATGCGTAGCCATTTGAGCTACAACATTATCACAATTACCATAAATAACTACACTAAAAAACCCAGCTTCTGGTAAATTAGTAGATGAATCATTCCATCTATACATACCAGATTTTTTTTCATTGTTAGCGTTAACGGTAAGGGTTTGACTTGCAGCAAAAGTAGAACCTACTATTAAGCCATCTACTTGCAATTTCCCAGCTCCGTTATCGCTTGTTGTACCTACTAAAACGCTTCCTGCGCTCGTGATTCGCATACGTTCGGAGCCAGCGGTTAAATCAAAAAATCCTAAAGCTCCTGCACCTCCAGTAAAAATCGCATAATTTCTGCCTCCGTTACCATATAAATCTAAAGATGCAGCCAAAGAACCTCCACCTGATATTGCTAAAGAACGAGTTCCGCTTGGGTCTCTATCTGGCGCCGTCGTGCCGATTCCTACGTTGCCAGAGGAGGTGATTCGCATACGTTCGGCATTATTAGTACCAATTATTATCGGTTGATTTGCTCTTTGATATATATATGCACCTGCTCCGCCTCCGTTTAAATGACCAATATCAAACCCATCTGTATTACTATCATTCTTAAAAGTTATAAATGTACCAATGCCAGCTGCTGCTTGCATAAATAAATTCCCACTAAGAATTCCGCTTGTTGCCGTAACACTACTCGAAAACGTGGCGGCCCCATCATTTGCAATATTAAATCTTTGTATTGGTGTTACTACATTGCCAATTGTAGCACCTCCAAAAGTTTGAAAGGTAAACGCTCCACCGTTCATTATTAATCTACCACCTGCCCCACTTTTTGCAATGATATTAGTGCCATCATAAATTGAACTAAAAAATAATTGTAAATTATTATTAGAAAATGATGCTAATTCGTGATTTGAATTATCTATAAATATAGGTGCGTTTTGATTTAGATTTCCGCTAAACGTTGCACTCGTACCGCTTAAAGCTCCAGTTAATGTGCCTCCGCTTAAAGGTAGGTAAGAGGATAAATCAGAAGTTAAGGCAAGGGTACCAGTTGCACTAGGTAGCGTGTAAGTATAACCCGATAAATTGCTAATAGTAGAACCTAAAGTAAGCTGACCGCCTACGTATGTGGTGCCAGTAATTGTAACCGCACCAGTCGCATAAATAGCATTACCTACACCCGATTGAGTAATGCTTAAAGCGTGATATCCACTATTCTGATTAATAGTAATAGCAGATTCAGAGCTTGAACCAGTAGCGTATAAAGTAGGTGTATTAATCCTATCGCTATAAGTTGCTCCGCCAGCATCAGTAAAACTAATTTTATTAGTTCCGTTCTTTTGAATCAAGAAAGGAATAGCACTAGAAGCGGTTTCGTTATTTATTATAATACCGTAACCTGCACCTGAGTTATTTACTCGAATACCTCTACCTGAGCCGTTATTTACTAGCACCCCATCAACTAAGGTTGAAGTTGTAAATTCTGCTCTAGTTCCTATTAAAGTTCCAGTTAATGTTCCCCCGCCTAAAGCTAGGTAAGTCGAAGCCGCGGCGCTGGTAGTTAAATAAGTATTTGTATCGTAAGAGATAGTGCCTCCCGTAGATTTAACGAAACCAGTTCCAGAAAGCGCCGCTTGTTTAGAATTAAAAGTTGTCCAGTCCGCAGAGCTTAGATATCCATTCTGAGAACCCGTAGCCACTTGAATACCAAAGGCGCCAGTTCCAGAATTATAAGTCAAAGGAGACGAAGCAGAGAGCGCCGCTCTCGCCCTGGTATCTGTAAACCATTTATTAGTAGGACTTACTAGCTCCTGGATATCGTCAGTATCTAAAACCACTGCACCCACTAAGCTATTAACCGAACTAACCCCCGAACCTATGGCAGTGCCTAGATCCGAAATAGTAGTCTTGAATAGCTGACCAGTTGAAGGATCAGCGATCGGGAATAAATCAGTCGTAAGAACTGAGGGCTTGCTGGTTAATTGACTTACTTTTTTATTTGCCATTAGTTAGGATAATTAAAATCTGTTGGAACTTGACATCTGTCTGATAACATTGGGAATGAAACGCTTACATCTGCCTTCACTCCTGCTAAATAGTCTTCTTCTTTCTCTGTGAAAAACTCAAGCGATACCTGATCACCGATCTCCCAGTCAAACTTTGGATATCTCATCATTGAGATGATATCCTGCGCGATCAATAACTGATCAGAAAGGACCTCATTCTCATTTGACTCGTCTTGTAATTGACGATCCAGGAAGAACAAAGAGAAATCTAGGTTCAATGATTTGCCAGAGATCGACGATCCAGTCAATGAAAAGAACATCGCTGGATAGATATTGTCAGTCTTTAAAAACTCCCATACATCACCAAAGTAAACCGTGTTTATCTGCTCATGTGCTAAGCCTAAATCACTTATTAGTTTGATTGTTTGATTTAATGTCAGTTGCTTGATTGCCATTTGTTTGGGAAGCCAGGTAAACCTGGAGTTTTTTAATGTTTTTTGTGCTATACGCTTTCGGCATCTTTTTATTTTTTAGCAGAGACCATTTTCGCCCTGGTATCTTTCTTCGAAACTCATAGGCTTACACTCATAAGGATCGCCTAACCAGATTGAAGCCTGGTAAGCGTCACGCTCTGGCTTTACAATATCCACACCTGATCCGTAGTTGACATATTCTTGGAACTTGTCAGACGTAGAAGATACCTGCTTAAGGTGCTTAATCAATCTCTGTGTGTAAAACTCAGCGCGTGTACGATATCTGTTAGCGACATCGATCAGATCCTGCATGTTTGGCGTGTCTGTGTTATCGCTGGTCTTGCGAACTAATCCTTTATTGTAGAATTGATATGACAATCCCACTGGAAGCTCAGATAGCGTGTAATAAACTAAGGCGTTAGTGATGAAATTATCTAGTAAGTCCACCTCGTCAGTCGTTAGGTTATTATTATCAATACCGTCCTGAAGGCGATTGTACAAAGCCGTCCCTAAAGCAGGCAAGATGTACATGTCCTGCGCCGCAAGAACTTCTGGCAAAATAAGTTTATCATCTACATTAGAATGAAGAGCTGATCTTTCCTTGATCGTGTTTACGTTTATAAAGCAGATATTTTTCATTCCTTAGTCTTTTTTTATTACCACTTGAGAAGCCCAGACGTGACGGCAAGAAGGAGAATGTTCTCCGTCTGGCATTGTCCACCAGCCACCTCTGCGATCAAACACTGAATAACCCAGGCGTAAACTGATCGCTTCGATCTCTGCCCTGGTATAAAGTTTATCTAGTTGCATCAAGCGCGCACAGAATTGACGCGATGGATGATCAGCAGAATTTCTCTGAGCTACTGGGATCGATGATCTCCACTCATAAGAATAACGGACCATGAAGCTCTTTGTTGATGGCTTAGTGTCAGTGATCTCAGATAGGGGAGAAGTCAAGATTCTCTCGACGGTTCCTTTTACATTTGTGGACTTGATCAATCCGCGCTCTTCCAAGCTATCCATGATTTTATTAATGATCCCTAGATCCGTTTTTACGGTCCCAGCGATGATCTCTGGAGTGATTCTCTTATCCTTCTGGATTAAGTCCAAGACATTCGCTTCTAAACGCGTTAATTCTTGTGTAGCGAAGTCCAAATTAAGCGACTCTTCTAAGTCATTAGGTAAGTCAGAGAACGTGTCTCTTGATCGAAATATCGAGTAATTAGATTTGCTTTCTCCAAACTGATCAAAGATCGAGATCACATCGTCTTCGCTAAACTTAAAAGCGCCTGCTTGCACTGGTGCAGTATCTAAAGAAGAACCGCCTTGCTCATCTTTCAATCCTACTAAAGCACGGACCTCATTCGGAGTCATTGACTCAAGAACCTTGTTCGCTACTAAAGGAGACAAGCTATTGATCGCGTCGATCACATCCTGAGAAGTTCCAGAAGTCTTAGCTTCTAACTTAGGAGCTCCAAGTTTTTCACGAATCTCATCCTTAGTTAGGTTTTGCGCGATCGTAGCCTCAGAGAACTCCATGCCGATCGGCTCGACTGGGATTATTTGTAGCCCATCGATAGCACCGCGTAGTTTGGCAAGTAGACTGAATACTTGTTCCTGATATATTTGCTTATCATTGACATAAGTGTTTTTAAATATCTCATAAGAATCGCGCATTTGCTGGCGTGATCCTAATTGTCCAGGAGTTGCAATACCAAATAAATCTGGAGACGTGATCTGGTGTCCAGCATACACATTTTTTTCGATGATCTTATCGACATTCTGGAAATCTTCCTTCGTAATGTCAGAAGCTCCTAGGTCCTCAATGATCGGCTTTCTTGAAGCATCGTTCACAAAGGATAGAATAAACTTCTTGCCATCGGATCCAGAGAAACGATCAGTAAATTTGCGCTCTACCTGGCGTTTTTCTTCGTCTTGTGGTTCACCATTAGGAAGCGTGATTAACTTTGAAGCACTAAATCCAGTCTGCGCGTTACCTAAAACGTGCTTAGAAACCTCGATGTCTGACTCGATGTAGTTCAAAGCACCTAAATAACCAGGTAAAGAATACGCCGAAAGGTTAGGACGGTATTCTTTTAGGTACAAAATCTGGGTTCCTACTGGTAGTTTTTCGTTGAAAGCGTTATAAATATCACGCTTGTACTTACTATCTTGCCAATTTTCACTATACCAGAATTGTGTATTGTCTTCGTTTGTGCGAACTTTTGTATAATCTAGGTGATAGATCTCTGCAATTTGTCCAGCTACCTGGCTCCAGATAACCTGAAGATAAGCACCTCCGAATAATTCGACGTCAGTTGATACCTTTTTTAGAATATCATTTAAGGATTCAAACTGGTTTGGTTTGTCAATAAACTCCTGAGCTACTAAATCATTCTCATCTACTGGCTTAAATCCGTTCCCAGTGATGTAATTTACCTTGCTCTTTACGATCGCGTTGTGCTTGGCAGACTTATTAAACAATTCCACCAGGTAATCTGGGTAATCATTCTTTTTTCCGAATTGAATGTAACCGCCATTTTCACCTTTTTTCTCGATGTATTCTGGCTGCCTTGCTTCTGCGAAGGTTAGGACATTTAAAAAATTGGTATTGCTCATATATCGCGAACCTTGTAAGTGTTATTCGTTTGGTTGTATGTGGTGAATTCAAATTCAGTCGAATTCTTTAAAGACATCTGTCCAGATTCTACTAATCCAGTAGCTAAAGCAGGATCTAAATTTGAGCTTGATGCTTGCTCATAGATCGAGTAATTAAACTCCCCACTAGGCATGTTTGCAAAGTGTGTATTAACTACGATATTAAACGCGTTGTAACGGTCCTTAAATCCAGACAGATCGCTGGATCCAAGGACTACGAAAGCGACGTTTTGATCAGTCACTCTGGACGTGAAATAGAATAGAAAATTTGCACCCGATAGGGTTTGTTTTTCCTTCAGAGTTAAAATAACTTTTTCGGTCTGTCCTTTAGTCAAGTGAATCATCGATATTAAATAGCAAAGGATTATTTTTTTATTAAACAAAAAAAAGAGGAGGCGATGAGCCTCCTCCCCGTCTAACCAAACGACTATCGTATTATGCAGTTAATCCTGCGATAATGTTTGAAGCTACTTCTGGAGCCAAAGAAGACTCAGAAGCTGAGAAAGTTAAAGTGTATCCAGAGCGATCTCCTTGAGCCGTTCCAGTTGCACCGTTACCTCCTGATAGGTTCAATCCGTGGACCTTACCTAAGAACCAGTATTTGCCATTATTGTCACCTACGACCGCTAGCAAAGTGTTCTGTGCTAACAAAAGAATTTCGTTTCTTGTGTTAGCTTGCAATTTGTTAAGAATGATTGATAATTCTTGAGCGTAGAATACGGTCCCGTTTTGCACGTTAGCGTTAATGTTCTCAGTTAAAGAAGAAGTTCCTGGAACTAATTCATATTTTCTAAAAACCTTACCGCTTCCCTTAGTGATCGCAGTGATTACACCGCTCGCCTCAGTCGTGCTAGATACGTTACCTTTTTCAATGAAATACACTTCCGTGATTCCGCCTAATGAATCTCTGCAATCTAAGGAATATCCTTGAGTTAATGCGCAAGCCATTATTTTTAAATTTAAAAGGTTAAAATTAGGGGAGTCCAATCCAATGGAAGCTCCCCGAACTTATTGGTAAGAATTAAGCTAAAATGAAATCTACCATTTCAGCAGGGAAAGCGATTTGAACGCCAGCCTTGAACTCAGCTACGAAGCGAACTTGATCTGCTTCTTTAGCGAAGAACAATTCGAAACGCTCTTGCTCATCTAATAAGTCAGTTCCGTAGAACATATTAGAAACGCGACCACCATAGATCTTAGAAGTTCCATTCAAACCTTGAACTGCTACCACTTTGATAGTAGTACCTGGAAGCATCATTTCAGAATCTGCCTTACCATCGAAAGTGTAAGCGAATAAATTCGCGTTTTTCAATGCGATAGTGTAAGTACGGAATACGTCCATTCCTACGAAGATAGTTGCATCATCCTTAGCTACGATCTCAGCAGGCAAAGCCTTGTAAACTGCATCGATAACTGCGATCACGTTTGAAGTAGTGATACCAGCAGAAGCAGCTAAAGGAGTACCGTAGTAAGTAGTAGTGTTAGCGTGGATTACTGAAGCAGAAGCAGCAGCGATTAACTTAGCGAAACCATCAAACTTGTTTAAGTTTCCGTTAGCTGAAGCAGTATCACCTTGCCAAACTGCAATCTCTAATTGAGAAGCGATCTTGTCAGCTTTACGTTGTGAGTATTCAGCAGCAAATACCGTTGAATCATAAGATGATCCAGCAGGTAATGCCTTCTGTAAATACTTAGCTTCTAAGTCTTTTGGACATAAAGCTTCGTTTACCTTAATTTTACCTACCGTCAATGTACGTTGAGTGAAAGTAGTTGTACCAGAAGCGTTGAATCCGCAAGATGAACCATCTTGGAAGAACGCGTCAGTGTCCATGATATTAACCGTTTCAGCAGACTTTACGCCTAACATAACGTTTCCTTGATCCTTGATCAAAGAGATTGTTTTTGCACCTAATACAGATGAAGCTACTAATTGCGTAGCGTTCTCTTCTGTATAGTTAGCCAATGAAGATACTACAAATGCCATCTTTTTGTTTGTTAAATTGTTATTTTAAATTTTTTACTTTAGTCAAAAATCTCTCGATTTTATCTTCTCTTTTCTCTACTTGTGAGAAAGAATTTTTTGGTGCCTGGATAGGTCCAGCGCTTGGAGTTGAAGCAAGTCCCAAAACTACGTCTGATAGATCATTGATTGCTTGAGAGAATTTACCCTCGATAGATGCGATCTTCGCTTTCAATGCCTCATTCTCTGCTTGCAGATAAGAGATAGTTCCGTTCATTTCTTCAAACTTGTCTGATTCCATTGGCATTTCTGCCTCTGGTTCCTCAATAGGTTCAGCTTCTGCCTGAGGTGTCTCAATGCCTTCTACCTTACCTCCTACGATCGTGATCATAGTACCGTCTACTAATTCATGCTCACCGTCTGGTGCTGGCGATGAATTACCGCTTTCATCCACTAACATCGCCTCAGCTCCAATCTCTAAACCGCTCAAGTCAATCTTAGATCCGTCTTTTAGATCGTAAGTTTCAAAAGCTAATTCTGCGACTGGTGCCTCTGGTTCGCTAGTCTCTACCTGATCGACTTCAAATTCTGAAGCCAGCATCAAGCGGATTTTTTCGATTCCTTCTTTTACCGTCATTTTTATTTTGGTTTTTTACTTAACGTATATAAATACCCCAGAAAAAAAACTTTATACTTTACAGAAAAAAAAGTTTAAAAAAGTTTTTTATTATCAAACACTTTCGTATATTTGATATGTAGTCAGAACGACAAAACATCTAAACAATACGATCATGAATGCTCAATTAAAAGAACTTGCCTACGGTGCTGCTTACAATGCTTTCTTCAATAGTCACCGCGCTGATCGCGCTGGACTGAATGAAAACCAGATAAAAATTTTAGACTGGGCAGAACCTAGCCTGGCTGACGCCTACGCTCAGTTGATGGTAGCTAGCGGAGGCAATCAAAAAGAAGCTTTACGAATTATTCAGATTTTATACAAGCCAGAGAATTTGATCAAGATCTTTAAAGCGATCGAAGCTGGCGAACTTGAAGAAATCTTTCCAGGGCTGAACATTTAGCCCTAGAAAAAAAAGATTAAAAAAGATTTTTATTTATTAAATCTTTTATTATCTTTGATATGTAGTCAGTGCGCTACTAATCTATACCCCTTGAAAAATGATTTACTTATTTATTTTACTCGCCCTTGTTTTCCAGATCTTTTTAAACGATCACGTTCAGAGAAACGGAAATATCAGTCTTTAATCTTTTAAACATCTAATATCATGAAAAATTTAATCAGCAAATTCGCCAGTGTTAATGTCGGTCTTGAGATCAATTTAGAAAGAAACGTAGCTTTAGGTAGAAACTTGAGAGCTAAAAGTATTTATGCGAAACCAGTTTTCAATTATAGATTCAGAGACGCTGATCAGATGATCGCCTGGCTTGAAAAGTTCTTAGCAAATCGCCTGGCGATCAAAGCTTTGGAGGAGGAAAGAAAGGCAGTGAGAAAGAAAGCGCTTGAGGTTAATCCGTTCCAGGTTGGTCAGTTGATGTATGATAGCTGGGGATATGAGCAGACTAACATTGATTTCTACCAGGTAGTCGAAGTGAAAAACAAAAGCGTTGTGCTTCGTCCGATCCAGGGCAAAATGATCCCAAGCGAAGGATATAGCAGTATGGCTGGCCTAACTGCCCCAGTTAAAGATAGTTTCTGTGGCGATCCGATTTTGAAAAAAGTAAACGCCATGGTAAGCGGAGGCAATCCTCACCACTACTTAAAAAGTGAACATGGCTGGATGAGCGTTTACAACAAAGGAGATCAAGGAGTTTATTGTAGTTGGTATGCTTAAAAATAAAAATATGAAAAGTCAATTAATCAGCAAAGCCAGGGAACTGGCTTTTGCTTATCACAAAAATCAAATGTATGGAGATAATCCATATTCTGATCACCTACAAATGGTTGTTAATTTAGTCAGAATTTATTCTGTATTGGTCCCAAAGGAAGATCTTGAAGACGTCATTTGTGCTGCTTATTTACACGATATCTTAGAAGATACCCTATGCACCCAGGACGAAATTTTGCGCGCCTTAAATCCAAGGATTTTATTACTTGTCAAACTGCTAACAAAAAACGGATCAGATCCAGAAAGCTATTTTAAGCAGGTAGCTCAGGATAATCTAGCGATCTTTATTAAGGTTTGCGATAGGTTTGCTAATATAGCGTGTTGTATCAGAGATGACAATGATGATAAACTAGCTAAATACAAAGAGCAGAATCCTACATTTTATAGAATCCTGCTCCGTGAAAATTACAGATATTTATTTGATCAGATCAAAGATTTTTTTGATCAAGATTAGTAAGCTAAATACTCAGCCTCGCTGATCTCTTTACCACCTCCGTGGATCGCCTCCATAGCTAAGTCGGTGTTGAATGCTAATTCGTATTCATCACCGCCTTTTCTTTTAGCGATGTAATTGGGATTTTCTGGCAAGCTTTTGATGACCAGGTCTTCGCTTTCTAAAAGCAAATAAACTGGCTCGCTATTTAAGCGATTGTATAAATTCATTATCTCACTCATATACACAATATATAAAATTTATTTTAGAAAGCAAAGTTTTTATAATAATTTCTTGACTGATTTTTTAGGTCCTCTACTTTTTTAAGATCAGCAGGTGAAGCACCCTTCACATTTAAGACTCTAATTTCTTCGTAAAGCTTGTGACCTTGTCCACCTGGTAGTCCAGTTTGCTTCGCGATAGCGTCATATTTTTCGTTTCCTAAAACTGCTCTAGCGCTTGCTTCTGATTCCTTAGCGTAGATCATTGCAGGTGTGTTGATCTGCATCTCAGCCATGGTCCCGTTTTCTGTCTTGTAGTTTGCAATCATTCCAGAATAACCGAAGAACTGATCACCTTCCTGGATCTTAATCCTACCTCCGTTCTCTGGGCTAAATCTTGGATCTGATTTGACTAAGTCTCTAGCTGATCCGATTTTGTCTCGATCAATTACTACGGTGTTCCTAACTGCATCTTTGATTGCTCCAACATTACCAGCCTCCTCGTCATTTACCTTGCGCAAAATACTATCTTCAGATTTTAAATTGATTGGAGTTACTACGCCTCCAAGTTTTTCCGCGTATCCTTTGCCTACCTTATCTACTTCAGAAGCTGAAGCTTTAGCGCCTTCCATCAATTTAGAAACTCTGGCATCTCCTTTTTCTACCTTTGCGATTTTAGGAATTCTACCAGCTCCTTTCGCTTCCTTATCTGCTCCACCTTCTGGACGTCTTCCACTACCTGGACCACCGAACTCAATCTCATATAGGATCCCTGCGATTTTAGACCAAAGTTTTTCTTCTATACTCATCGTCTTTGGCTCCTTCTTGTAATTAAACATTCCTTCGACGCTAAAGCCTTTAAATTCTCCAGACTTAACCTTTCCCCATACCTCATCATTATCGACTGAATAAGAGGCAAAAGCGGAGCCATCAGGTGCATCCTCAAAACCTTTCATAGGTTTAATACCTCTTGACTCATCTGTGATCCAGCACTCAAACATTGTCACACCATCTACTACCTGATTAGGATCGTGCATCAAATTCACATTTGACGTGTATCCCTTCTGGAACATTTTCTTAACTATCTTATAGATCGTATCCTTTGGGAATGAAACGAAGTACTCTTGTCCGTTATCATTGCGATAGATCGGTGTGTCTGCTAGCATGATAGGACCAGAGATGATTCGACGCTCTTCATCCTGGATCTCAAAATTTAATCGATCTGCTTTGAATCTTAGGAAGTTTCTCTCGATCGCTGGTCTATCCACCAAAGCGACGAAGTCCACCTCTGATCCATCCATTAGATCCTCATTAATTTCTAGCAAGTAAATAGGTAAATTCATTTTTTATTTATTTAAAATCTTGAAGCTTTTTCTATTCTCTGGATTCTTTGCTGAGATCCAGTAATGTCGCTTTCTACGACGTAAGCCCTTGTGACTACATTTGAAATTGTATTAAGTGACTTTTGATCTAAGGCAGTTGGTACTGGTTCCGATGCTCTTGGTGCAATCGGAGCTCCAGCTCCTGCGCTTGGTGCTGATCCCAGGCTAGGCGCCGTTCCTCCTCCTGATTGACCTGGAACCTGAACCGCTAAGATGTTCTGAATTGATTTGTATCCAGAAGCTAAAGCAAGCCCAGCATTGATCGGAGCTAGCACTGGTCCTACAAAAGGAATTCCGATTGTAGATTCATAGGCTTTCTGAGCTGATACGATCGCGGATATAGTTGCAGAAGCTACTGCCATGGCTTTACCTGCTGCAGTCTCTTGACCTAATAGATTGGAAAGGTTTGCTAATGTGTCAGCAGTCGCAGATGCTGCGGCGATTTTAGCTTTTGCCTCTTCTTGAGCTAATTTCTTTTTTGCCTCAGTTGCTTTCTTCTCATCTGCTACCTGCATCTGAAGCGTAGCTCTGTTAGTCTGAACCGTTTCTTCTGCTACGTCAGACATTTTTTCCAGCGATTGTTGGTCAAACTTCTCCTGGATCTTAGCGAGCTCCTCTTGTCTTGCTGATTCCACCTCAGCTAGATCACCACCAAACTTGACACGTTCTTCGTAAAGCTTGTCATATTTCGCCTGAGTTGCTTCGATCTCTTTCTCTTGATCGCTTAAGAATTTATCAGCATTTCTATTAGCGATATTTTCATCTTCAGCATTGATCCTCGCTTGATTTTTTTCGTATTCTGAACGTGCATCTTCTGCGCCTTTGCGAAGATCCTCAAGACGTTTTTTCTCTGCTGCTAGCTCCTTGTCTCTAGCCTCTTTATTTTGCTGAGCTACTTTCTCATGACGCTTCGCATTTTCATCGATTACAGATTTATTATATTTTGCATCGATTACGACTAGATCAGTTTTTAATTCACGAAATTTCTTCGCCTCCTCATCTGATAGCTTGCCAGTCGTTTTTAGTTTTTCGCGAAGGACATTTAGATCAGTGTTTACGATCTGTTTTCTTTTTTCAGATAGCGCCTTTTCTCCAGCTCCAGAAGCTTCTAGGATTTTTAATTCTGATTCAAGACTTTCTTTTCTTTTAGCTGAAGTTTTCGTGAATTTCTCAAGCGCTCTGTCTGCTTCATTTGTGATCCCTACAAAGTCGGTCACTTTCTCCACTATACCAGAGAAGATCTTACCGACATTAGCCAGGCCAGGGATAGCTTTCAAAACCGCTTCCTTGATTGCGTCAAAGTTTGCGACAATTAATCCCAGGGCAATAGCAAAAGCACCCACACCAGTGGCAATCAAAGCGCCTCGCATAGTAGTGAATGCAGAGATCGCTGCCGCTTTCATAGAAGCAAAAGCACTCAAGACGTTTGTCTTGATCACTAGCCCTAAGTTCTTAAAGCCATCGATTGAGCTAAGGACAGTATTAAGTCCTTCAGATAACGCCAGGGCTCCCTGGACTTTTAAGAGTTGCTTCTCGACCTCAGCAGATTCCACACCTACTAGAGCCAGAGCTCCCTGGGTTGCAGCAAAAGCACCAGCCACGCCCTGGATCGATTGACCAAACGCCTTGAATTTAGCGTCTGGATCAAAAGCCTCGATAGTTGCTTTAGCGTCACCGATTCTGTCCTTGAGTTCTGCCGCTCTTTTGGCAGCGTTCGCGATCTCACCAGCAGAAGCTCCAGCAGTATTCTGGAGTTTTACTAATTCCATCATCGCCTCGCGAAGTTGCCCTCTGAGACTCTTGGTGTCTGCTACTAGGTTAATACCTACCGTTTCATTTACTGCCATTATGCGTATGTTAATTCAATCACTCTCAATAGTTCTACTTGGGTAGTCTTTGGAACGCTAGGGTTAAAGTCATTGACTTTGTTTAATCTCCAAAGCGCGCCATCGATCAAGATAAGCTTTGCAAAATCTAGCGAATAGATGTCTTGCAAGTCTAGGTATAAATAGCAAGTTAGGAGCTTACTATCTTTGTTGATGATCTCAGCTAAATAGTCCCCCCAGAATGACGTGAATAAATTCGCGCTTGGGTATTGAACCGATAGAGAGAATAGCAATTCTTTAGGAACCCCAAAATTAATATCTTTTGTTGGTGCCGTCGGATGATCTATGTGTCCAGCGTAGCCGTAAGAAGTGTATTCTGGACCGACGTTTCCAGATCCCTGGGCATAAGGTTCCTTTAATCTCCATCCAGTCACACCAGTGATCTTCTGGAATTGCATAATTCGGATATTTGAATCACGGCTTTCCTCTACATTATCCGATAAATCAAATATAGATGCACAAAGCTTATCGTCTCCCGTTCTTTTTACCAGGACAGAAGGGCTAAAAATGATCTGAATGTCTGTTCTATCCTTCGTAAACTGGAAGCCAGTGTCCTCTTTTCTATCTCCGTAGCTCTCAGAATACTTTTTATTGTACCTTTCGTTGAAGAAATCATCGTCTTCTGTGTACATAAAGTCATAGAAGCGCGCGTTCAATTCGCTCATGGGCTTAATTGTAACCTCTTGAGAGTAGTCTACCTTGTCGCTCCAGTCTACCGCGTTAGATACGGGATCCTCTAATAGGACCAATCCAGTCGTATCTCCTGGCTGACCATGCAAAAGTAAATCTCCAAAGTCATCGATCTTAATAAACCCTCCACCGATCTGATAGAAGTCGATGAACGGCTCGATCATTATATGCTTATCCAGGGATTTATCCTCGTAAACGTAAAGGTTAAACATTCGACAGATCGAGATGAAAAAATCCTTTTGAAGAATTCCTTTAGGCAATAGGTTAGGCATTGATAAGCTAGCACCATAACCAGCCTGCACTGGAACCAAAGCGTCTGACATGAAGTCAAGCATTAAATTCTCAGAGACAAATTCGTAGTTAGGATTCGAGCCTGGATTCGTGGTCACTTCCACATAGATCGTGTCACCATTTGTCAGTGATGCTTCGATCTCCTGGTTAATGTAGAATTCCGTGATCTCGTCATCGTTATCTGCAAGCGTCCAAGATCCGATCACCGTTAAATTCTGGTATAGCTTTATATTAACCTGGCGTTGTGTGATCACGGTCCCGTATCCCTGGAAGGTAAACTTTCCAAGCGTTCCAGTAGTGCCAGTAAAAGTGAACGTATTGCTAGAAGCTACGGTGAACTGATACAGATTTGTTGAGTTGAATGTCAGTAATTCGTCAGGCTGATCGATCGTAATGTTCGCTGCTTGAGCGTTCAAAAGATTCGCGATTACCTGCTCAAGATTCGCGAAATTATTCGGGATAATTAAGGATCTAAAGAAAGTAGTATTAAAGAAATCACTGCTATAAGTGTAGCCTGAATAATCGATTATTTTGTCGATCAATTCATGAACAAAGAAAGCAGGACGAAAGGCGTCCATGTGGTAATTATTACCAGTACCCCCAGCAGGATGCTTGCAGTTTCCGTAATCAATTAAAGGAAAAACGATACCAGTTCCAGAAGCATTCCACGAATTCGCGATATTAGTTTCATTCCAAACTTGGTCATATTGCTGAAAGTAATTAGCTAGCTCAGTATCTTCCAGGGTTTTATTTGCGATCGCGGAGGCAAATCCTCCAAGCTCACCAAACACCGCACACTCGTACTCGATCGCTCCCTTGTTGATCTTGATCTCAAGTAAGCGAAGCACACCTTTAAAAACCTGGATTTTATTTACAAAGATTTTCGCATTTGTCTGCTTAGTTGGATCGAAATTATAACCAACAGATGGCAGATCTGTATTAACCCCGTAATTATTAGCGCTAGTAAGGCTATAAATATGCCCAAAAATTTTATTATTGTTAGCATTGCCTGGAACCGTAATCGTTTTTGAATACGTTGTATTCCTGCTAGAAAAGTCTTTAATATCATCAATCGCCAAATTAAGCTCGAGACCAATGTCCTCGTAAATGTCTAGCCTGCTATTTTCTAAAATTATCTCTGTGATCATTATTTGAATTGGCTATATTGTTTTATTCCTAGGTTGAAGTTTAATTCGTAGTTAAAGATCTTGTCCGAGGTGTTATTCTTTTCCTGCCATGTGGTGCCCGTAAATACTACTGGGTAATAGTTACCACCAAATAGAAAATATATTTCGTTAGAAGCTAAAATTTGAGCTCCTAGGTTATAATCGTCTACGGTCAAATAATCACTTATAACAAGATAGTCGTAATCGATACCAGTCGTGAAGCTTCGAGTGCCACCGTAAAATATGTTCGACGAATCTTTGAAATCCATCGTCTTTGTTGAAGGGTTAATTTCATAGCCTGATCGTGTGTAAGTTTTGCGGTCCATCTTTCTGGATTGACGCGATAGTAATCTAAAAGCAAACTGATCGTATCCTCCAAACTGATTTTGGAAGACAATCTGAATAGGCGTGAATCTAGGAGCGCATGTCTGTGTTATCACAATAGAATCCGATCCAATCGACACGCGATAAGCATACGTTGAAGCCGTGATCTTTGTGGTCCCTAGATAGCTATTGATCGAAGCAGGAGACAGATCCAAAATGATTCCGTGAACTGCTGAAGTCAAGAAGTTAGAACCAGTCGAAGCGCTCCCGTTATTTGATCCATCCTCGTTTAGATTTTGGATCGTAGCAGTTAGCGAACTGGCTAAGTCTGAATTAAAGTAAGTGATCAAGAATGACTCACCAGAAACCACCTTCGCAGATGTGCGATCGCGCGAGGTTAAGAACTTATTTTCATAAGTAGTGATCGGAGTGCGGAAAGGATCAAGTGAGAAGTTCCAGCCCTTGTAAGTTCCAGAAGTTAAATTCGTGTACGTTACACCCTCGTATTCTTCCCCGTATCGAATGCCGTAATCGACATGCAAGAAGCCGTCAGCATTTCTGACAAATCCTGATCCGTCATCGACAAGCTGGCTCTGAAAGTAGTTTCTGACAATAGGGCCGACATCGATGATCCCGAGATCGTTAGTGTCTGGATAAACTTTGAAGCTTGCGACGGTTGCGCTATTAACTTGTACATCAAATACATATTTGAAATTGGATAGTCCTACATTATCCGAACTCACTACGAACCAAAGCGCGTCGTGAGCGGATGTATAACTAGCAGGAATGCTCTCGATAGTGATCGCCATTATTTAAAAGTTTGTTTAATACTTAATGCTATATCTTGACCTAATGCCTTTGATAAATCAGCCTGGAAATCTTCACCAAAGGCAAGCTCGATATTATCTTCAAAGAATCCAGTTCGTGAGATACCTTTGCGCTTTATATTTCTGGCAGTGGCGATCGCTAGACTTCTGATTTTCTCTGTCTCATTTCCGATCTCACCTAGCGTCTTTCTTTTACGTTGTAAGGCAGTTAGGTTCTCTCGCTGGTCTTCATTCCTTATATAGCTTTTATGACGTAAATACCATTTGATAATCGAGTTTATAAAGCCACTAGATAAACGTAAATTCTTAAAGCTATAAGGACTACCAGACGGCTCATGAAATCCTCTAGGAAGCTGGCCCTTAAATCCTCCGATCCCCTTGACACCTTTGTCATTAAAATCGTAATACTCAGACGCTGGATTGCTTCTGTCGTATCCGATCGTGATCGAATAAGATCCACCCTTCTTAGTTAATTGACTAACTACTATGTCGGACAGATTACCAGTGTCGATCTTGCCTCGCTGGGTTAATCTCTTTTTTGCAAGCTGAATGAATTTAAGCGCCGCCTGAGACATGATCGTCTCGACTGCATTAAGTTGCACGTCTCCACCTTTGGCGATACCGCCTGGATCGAAACTAGAACCTAAAGAAGCCTGAGCCTGGCTAATGCTTTGCATACGCTTGTTTTATTTGTTCGCGATCATGCGCGGTTTTACTCTTCAAATATGCCAGGTCATTAAGTGCCTGAATCGTGGATAGATTGTAAACCTCATCCAGTTTTATTTTTTCGTGTTCAGCGATGAGCGTAGCTTGATAAATCCATCCGTAGCGTCGCATAAATCCTGAGCCATTTTCTCGGCCTCCTCTTCCGTCATCCCCGCCTTCATTGACTCCGTCTTGAAATAGCCCGCTAAACTCTTTATCGAGTCGCTGAACACTTGACAAAAAAAAACTATCGATCCATAAACCTGCTCGAATGGCGCTTCCAAAAGATCCTCAGCGTAATCCTCGTGCTTTGCAGAGTCATAAGATGCGACCTTCCATCCTCTCCAGGTGAGCTTCATAGGCATCACCATTGACGCGCAGATTTTGTGAATGTTCAAACCTATATCGGTCCCGAAGAACTTAGTCTCCAGGTATCTTGCATAGGGGATATTTTTCACATCGTACACACACCGATATCTTCGCCCTGGTGTCTTGATATAATCCACTGGCTTAGGTTCTGGTAGCGTGTCAGTAATGAATCTGATCTCCTCTAATTGCTTTTGTAGATCCTTTATTTTTAAAGAATCGATTTGGTTTTCTGTTTGGTTAGTCAGAATAGCCAAGGATTTAACGGCGATGTCAAGCTCTGTGTATTCCTCCTTCTTTAGGAGAACATTCTGGAGCTGGATCCACTGCCACACGGTTACGTCTTTCCAAGTCATATTGATTATAAATAGCGTTTAAACAAAATTGTATTTTCCAGTTCCAGCCTTAAAGTCTAGCTTCCTCCAGGCAAGCGCCAAAGCCATCACGCAGTCATCGTGGAATCCGCTAGGTGCTGAGTATTTAACCCCATTAGCTGAGTATTGATACTCGAAGATCTCGAGCTCTTCCTGGATCATTCCTGGAGGGTAGTGGATCTTCTCTTGATGGATCGCCACCTGCAAGCCTAGCATTAACTCTTGCTTCGATTGTGATGTGAACTTAAAGCCCTCAATTGCTAAACCTTCGCGCTGGAGTTGTTCGACTACTGGATCCCCTACACCCGTGCTATCGATCAGCATCGGTGCTCTGGGAAGCGTCCTGATCTTGTTCTGTGTGCTAGCCCAGTCGCTCTGGAATCGATCGAAATACGCGACGTTTCCGTTTGCATCCATTCCGATGATCACGGTCCAGTCACTATATTTCGCAAGGTCAATCCCGTAAACCTTCACGGGTTCCGATGACATCGCAGAAACACATTTGGAAAGCGCCTGAGATCCGAAAGGGTTCGCGCTATTCTCCGCAGGATTTGCGAGATATTCCTGCTGAAAAACTACCTCAGGCAGTGCAAGCCTAGCGCTATCGATCTCATCGTCTGATATATGAGGATTATCGTAAGAGGTAAACTTGAAAGACTCCCACTCTGGAGATGGATCAATCCCTTTTAGGAATAGAGAATAGAAAAAGTTTTTACCTTTAGGTGTAGACAAGAATATCGCCTTCCCTTGGTAATCGGTAAGCGTTGGACGAATCGCGTTATTCCAGCCATCTTCCAGATCAGGGATGAAGGACGCCTCATCGATGATCACATAGTGAAACTTTAAACCGCGGAGATTATCCAGGCGTTCACCAGTGAAGAACCTGATCGATCCTCCAGAGATTAACTTGAAGGTCAGATCGGATCTGTTCGGGATCGCTACGTTTGCGGGCATCAATAAGGCAAGCTCATCGAAGAACGCCTTCGCTAATAAATACGTCGGTGTAATGTACGCGACGCGCTTCCCTTGCATGGATTCCAAGCAAGTGATTACTTGACAGATCAAGGACTTCCCCCAGCGTCTGCCTGACATTAACACCTTGAACCTTGCTTTTGAGTTTAAGACCTTCGCTTGGTTAGTGTGTGGTCTAGGAAGTGTGATCTTCGTTTGCAAAGCTGATTATTACTTCTTGTTTTTCTTCATTCTTAGCTCGATCCGTCCACCCTAAGAGATTCTTAGCGTAGAAGATACCCTTCCCTTCATTAGCGACAATATCGGCCGCTAGAGCGCGAAACATTTCGTCGATCTGATTGACCTCTTTGTGTAGTGGATGATCAGAATTTTTCATAATGTTATACCAGTGCGATCGCTTGTAGAATTCTTCACCCTGGCGTGGGAGCCAGATCAATAGAAAGTAGCTGATCGTAGGCAAGTGGCGTTCACGGATGATCCTAACACCTGCCCCAGTTGCGACTTCCTTCGTAGAATCCAGGCAATAGTCGATATATTTATTCGCCCACTCCATGATCAGCTCAGATTCTCTGATCGTGGTGTCTGCTTTTTTGACTACTATCTTTTTCTTTGGTGTGTTCTCTTTCATTTTCTAAATAATAAGGTCCAATCTGTGGGTATTGTTAGGCGTCTTTCTAGCGTGTAGCCATACTCAGCGAAGAACTCGATCCATTCGTCGGTCTGTTTTATATTAATATGGCCCCACCAGGAGTCAAATTCTGGTGAAGTCGTGTAAGGAGTGGACGAAAAATACAAGTATTTAGCGTCAATGCTCTCCATGTACTCATTTATCTGCTCATCTGTTAGGTGCTCAAACACTTCGATCGTGACAATCATTCCGCATCGGTTTGGATAATCATCAAGTCCGTGCAATAATTGCCCCCGATTTTTAGCAAAAGCCTGGTGATATTGGTTTGGCTCAATGCCGTAATAGTTCACACCTTTGCTGACTAAGCACTCGCCTAGGGTTCCCATGCCTGCACCAATCTCGATTACGTTCTTCGCGTAGTTTTGGATGATGTTAGCTGTGCCGTCCATGAGCGCCCAATAGTCTGGATTGTCTGGCGTTACACCTATGCTGATCTCATGATCAAAGAACTCCTTTTCAGTTGCTTGCATTATCTATCTGGTCTAATTTTCTGATTGCCCACTCTATCCCCTCTGTCCCTCCCCAGGCGTCCCACATTAGGCCACCACATCCTTGATCGTAAGGTACGTCTTTATTTTGTTGATGACGTTTGAATGATGCCATCCGTGCAATCGTATCCCTGGAGATCGCCTCCTTATTTGCTAGCTGGTTAGCTCTGATCTTTCCGACCGCAGTCCCGCAAGATCCCCAGCCATTTTCCTCAGCCCACTTCAAAGCGCGCTTAGCGTTATCGACTGCGCCTTCTGGATAGTCTGTATAGGAATCTTCTGCGAACTTACCACCCGCCAGGATCGCCTGGTAGACTTCAGTTGCTTTCTCTTTGGTGTCGTAGATGCAAGCACCTTCACCAATTCGATACTTTCCATTTGAGCACAAAATTACGGGCATGATTTCATTCGATTAGTTTTGAGTAAATAGCAAATCTGCTAGCGTTAATTTTGAAGATGTCGTAATGCTCGCGGACAAATTCCCCGTTTGCCTTACCATAGTCCTCGCGCATCTGCTTACTGAACGCCATTCGTTTGATGTCGCGCTCCCAGTTATCCACTTCGAAGATTGTAGGGATATCGTCATAAGGTGCTCGCTTGTAGGTCAGGATCGGGATGTTCTTAGCTCCTGCCTCCAGTGCCTTAAGGTTTGACTTTAGACGATTGAATTTGTTATCCAATAAAGGAACCAAAAGCATATCAGCTTCAAGGTAAAAATTCATGTATAGATCCACTGGTAAGGATTCGATGATCTTGTAGTCAAGGTTCTCATTGGCAGTGTATAGATTTGCCATCTGCTTCCAGTGCCACTCGTTGAAATTATTCCATCCACATAGAAGCATTCTGGCGTTCTCTCTAAATACCCTGGACTTCGCTAGCTCTGCGATCGGTTGCTTGAGTTGCTGGATGTCTGGATAGTGAGTGATGGATCCAGTGTGAGCGATCGTGACTTTCTCATTCTCCTTTTTTACATCTGTAAACTGATCCTTATCAAACGGCAAGGCATTAGGTAGAATCTCGCAATTTTTGTTTATTTGGATTATCTCTAAATAAAGTCGATTGTGAGTCGTTGTAACCAGGTCCGCGTACTTAATGTAGTCACGAATAATCCTAGTAATCCCAAGCTTGCGATAGGTCCCAGCGCTTAGGTGCTTGTCAAATAGGATCCAGTAGTCATCGATATCGATCACCAATTTAAACCCAAACTTCGCTCGCCACTCCAGGAGCTGAAGAAGTGGAACTGATTCCAGGAACCGATTCACCACTACGACGTTGAAGTTCTTCTCCTTCAATAGGTCCTCTGTGATCGTGTCTGTAATCAGGCAGTATTCCTTCTCCATGATCGACAAAGGAAGCGCCAGTCTGTGGTAGGTTACGCCACTATTTTGACTTCCTACTGCGAGAATTCGAAGTTTTGATTTTGTCATTTGGTTGGTTGGTTTGGTTAGTCTGGATCACTGCCTCCGCTTGCTTGGATGCCATGACGTTTTCGTAGTGATGCTTCAATCGCTTGAGCATGTCAAAGACACATCCACCACACCAGGCGTTTAGGACGTAACTAGGATCGAGCGATCGTTTGTAAATTTCGTGGTATTCATTTAGGACCGCGTGATCCAGGTTTCGAGTGTATCCCAGGGCCACCGATTCGAAGTTGATGATATTGTCCTGGATGAATTTGATGTCTTGATCTGTCATTATAATTTCATTAAAAGTCTGTAAACGATGGCGCATATTACACCAGCTCCGAACGTGATCGCTATGACCTCAGACAAAAGCACTGGAGCCCACATCAATCCCAGCGCTACCCAAAAGCCTAGGCAAGGCGCGCAGTTGAATGGCTTGAAGTTTAGCTTTAGATCCAGGTGCAAGTTATTCATCTGGAAAAAAGTGACAAAGGCCACCGAGGCAAGGAGTTGAATCATACGATCTCGATTTTATAGAGGGCTTCCTGCACCTCCAGGTGATAACATTTATCGTCCATCCTGGTGCAATAGTCCAGGAACTTCTGGCAAACAAACAGAGCGCACTCTCGCGCCATTAGTTTAGATCCAGTAAAGTAAAGGCAGTTATTAAACAGATCCTTCGCGAATTCATCGGGCTTCTTATTCATCCTTGAGTTTATTCTTAATTAGCGAAATCGTCTTGACTATGGATGGATAGGGGATCCGAGTCTTTCGGTGTAGCTCCATTTGATTAAAGTTTGAAGCTACGTATTGATCAAGCAAGGTATTCTCATACCAGCAGAGATCTTTGCGTCTCTCGTCCAGTAGATCAAATAGCTTTTCTTTCTCATCCTTCCTATCGTCTATCTGGTCCGCTATATTGTCTATCTCTTCGATTGACTCAAACTTCGCCCGAAAGTTTTTAAAGAA